CTCATCTTTTGTGGATACCTTCCCCCAAAAGATATAGAGTCGTGCCTGAAAAGATACGACACCATACCCTAATAAGTGTTAGTACACAATTAGAAATCCTTAGTGGTCGCTAATGTAGGACATTGTAATGCTTGAGTCAAAAGCGAGGTGTACTAGCAACTGAGTATCATAACTCGCTAAATTACAATAAGACTGACAGTACGGAAAGACGACTCCCTTAGGGGATAACTTTAAATAAATAAATTATGGCAAATTATTGTTGGAATCACGTAGTGTTTAATGGAGACGCTGCAAAGATTAAAAAATTACAAGAAAAGTTTTCAAAATACGAAGAGACAAATTACTTTACAGAGTTTGGAGATTATGTTTTAGACAGGGGAAAGATTGGTGATGATGAAGAAACACTAAAGCAAAGGCACGATGACTTAGGATATTCATATGGAACAAGGTGGTGGGACTTTACAATGGACGACATATACCCCTCAGGAATCGCAGAAGACACTGAACTTAAAATCATGGGCGACAGTGCGTGGTCACCTCCTATTATGTTAATAAGTGAAATCTCAAAAGTATATAAAGTAAAGGCAGAAATAGAATATGACGAACCTGGTATGGACTTCGCAGGTAAATTTACCTGGAACGAATTAGGTGCAAAAACTAGCCAATGGGAGGGTTCATCATGCGAGATGAGATACAATGAGGATAAAATAGGCTGGATAGAAGACAGAATGTTTTGTTATGAAGGTGAGGACAACTCAGAGTATACCTATAAGAAGCTAAGAGAAGACTATCCTTATGCCACCAAAACACACATCAGAAATTTAAGAGAGCAAATAATTAAACTAAATGAATAAACCAATAATAAATGATAAAGGAATATTAGTGCAATAAATAAAAATAAATTTGCATATAAATAAAAAATAACTTATTTTTACTAAACAATAAAACTATACTTTATGGGAAGATCAAGTGAAGAGTTTATTAAGCAAAGAGAGAGGGAGAATAACTCACTACCTCCCAGTGTCATTGAAGACATTTGGACAAACTACTTTGAATTCATAAATCAAATAAAATCAAATAATGAAAAGAGGAATATTTAATAAATATGTAGACTACATTTGTCAAGAGATGAATGTAAAAAGGGCACAGCTATTTTCTAAAAATAGAACAACCAGAGTTTCAACAGCAAGGTTTTTATTATACAGTATTTGTTATCAGCGACCAATGACAATCGTTCAGATTGTAGATTTAATGGCTGAAAACGGATACGATATAGCACGATCTGGAGTGGAGTACGGCATTAAAAAATACGAAAACACTGAAGATGTGGATGTGGATTACTTCATAGACACAGCAGCTAAGGCTTGTGAAACAGAAAGTTTGTATGTATAAGCATAGTATGAACACTCTTTGGCAAGATGTTGTTGAAGACTCTAAGTGTATAGCTGTTCATGGAAACAAACAGAAAGCATACATATACAGAGGAATCAAAATAATTAATAACTCAGAGGGTATTAAAATATATAATACTAAAAAATCTGGACTTAATTACAAAGAGATAACAGAAGAACATTACTATTATTTTTTACAATATGGGTTTAAAAAAGGTGTGTCTATAGTTTTAAAGAAAACTTACACAGAACAAATCGACAAGCTCAATGAGAAAATACAAAGTGAAGTAAACAATCGTAATAACAAAAAACATTACGACTCTTTAAAACAAAGAAGAGAAACATTAATAAATAAATACAGTAAATTAAATTAAATTATGGGAAACACAAAATCAACATTCAAAGAACTTACCTCAATAAATGTAAAGGGTAAAGTAGAAAAGAAAGGAAGATTCGATTACTTGTCTTGGGCATATGCTTGGGCAATAGTAAAAGATATGTATCCAGATGCCAACAGAAAAGTATATGAGTCAGAACACACAGGACTTAATTACTTTAGTGATGGAAACTCAGCCTATGTAAAGGTTGGAGTAACTATAAATAATGTAGAACACATTGATTACCTGCCTGTTATGAGTAACAACAATCAATCATTAGGTATGGACAAGGTAACTTCTTTTGCAGTAAACAAAACTATTCAGCGTAGCACAGTTAAAGCTATTGGTATGCATGGATTAGGTTTATCATTATGGGCAGGAGAAGACTTGGTTGATGTTAGCGAGTCTGCTCCAACAGTAAAAGCAAAATCAAAAGACACCCTTAAAAAAACACACGCTAACTGGGGTAGTGTAGTAGATTATGTGAAGAGCAAAAGCAATCAGCCTTTCTCAACTACTATCAAAACAATCGAGCAAAAATATACAATACCAACTGCATTAAAAAAAGAACTTGGAACATATGTCAAATAATATAATAGAACAACTCAAAGATGACGCAAACTATTATGGAAAACTTGGACAAGAATACTTGTCTAACTCAGACATATATAGTTTGCTTAATAATCCTAGGAATTTTAGGAATACAGAGAAAAGCTTACCTCTTCTTGAGGGAGGATATTTTCACACAGCAATGATAGAGCCTCACAAATTAGATTCATATACAGTTATGGATGTTTCCACAAGAAGCACTAAAGCATTTAAAGAGTATATAGAATTACATAATTTAGATCCTTATGACGTTCTACTAAACAAAGAAGTAGAAAAGATTAATAAATGGATTGATGCAATGAAGTCTAACCTTACAATGTACCAAGATATTTTTGCGATGAACAATATATATGAACAACCAGGTGTAGCAGAAATATTTGGTATGCAATGGAAAGGTAAGGCTGATATCATTACAAAAACTCACGTAATTGACATCAAAACTACAGCCAATGTAGACAAGTGGAAGTGGAGTGCTAATGATTATAATTATGATAGTCAAGCATACATTTACCAACAAATTTTTGGTAAGCCTGTCATATTTTATATAGTAGATAAGAAAACTTTGAAACTTAAAATAGCTACACCATTAGAGGAAACTATATTAAGAGGTAGAGAAAAAGTTATTAAAGCTATAGACATTTACAATAAATTCTTTAGTAAAGATTCTAAGGAAGATTTAACTCAATACGTTGAGTACGAAGAATTTTAAATAATGGAGATTGTGCTGCTCCTTTACAGCATTAACATTTAAAAACAACACTATGAGTATTTATGAAAACAAAGCAGGTAGTTTTTCCCTGTTTAAAAATGAAAACAGAACTGATGATAACAACCAACCACATTATAATGGCAATGGAAAAGATATGAATGGAAAAGACTTTCAAGTATCTGCTTGGGTAACAACATCTAAGGCAGGTACAACTTATTTTTCTTGTAAGATGCAAGAGCCTTATAAAAAAGACAAAACTCCTGATTTAGAAATTGCAACTAAGACTCACTTAGAGCCTGACTTGCCATTCTAACCAACTAGAGAGAGAAATAGGGGGGTTTCGTGGTTGACTTCCCCCTTATTTTTTGTCTTGTCTATGTTGAAAATGTCAATTATTTTCCTTAGATGTGGCAAAAAAAAATAAATATAATTAATACACAATATATATATATATAGTAAAATAAAATCGACATGGAACAAAATCAAAATCAAGTTACTATATTTAGGAACATTAGGGATACCTCTACCCCTTTCTTTCGAGACCTAAACTCTATACTAGAAAGAATAAAAGATGGTAAATCAAAAGAGTTAATAAAGCAAATACGTTCTGAGAAGAATAAAGAAGTAAGGCAAGAATTAAAAAAGAATTTGCCTGCTATATGTTTTTCTGGAACATTCAATAAAAGAAATGATGATAGCTTAATTGAACACTCTGGATATATATGCTTAGACTTTGATGGATATAAAACTAAAAAAGATATGTTGTCCGAAAAAGACAGACTATCTAAAGATAGGTATGTGTTTACAGTTTTTGTTTCGCCTAGTGGCAATGGATTAAAAGCTGTAGTTAAGATACCTAAAGAACCTGCAAACCATAAGAATTATTTTATGTCATTAGATAAGTACTTCAATTCACAGTACTTTGATAAGACTAGCAAAAATATTTCAAGAGTTTGTTATGAATCTTATGATCCTTTGATTTACATAAATATAAATTCTAATTTATGGACAAAGATAGAGGAACAAGAGTATAAAGTTGTAGATAAATATTCATCACGACCAACTATACCAGTTACAGATGAGAATAAAATTGTAGACATTTTAATGAAATGGTGGACTAAAAAGTATGGGTTAGTTGAAGGAGAACGAAACAATAACGTCTATATACTTGCCGCTGCTTTTAATGACTATGGTGTTAATAAATCTTTAGCTGAGTATATTATGTCACAGTTTGAAACTAAAGGCTTTACAATGCAGGAAATAAAGCAAACAATAAATTCTGCATATACACAAACACAAAACTTTGGTTCTAAGTATTATGAAGATGAAGATAGGGTGAACCAAGTACGGATGAAACTAAAACGTGGAGTATCAAAAAAAGAAATTCGTCTTCAACTATCTGACTCTCAAATTGAAGACGCTGTAATTGATTCAGTTATAACTTCTATTGAAGAAGATGAAACTGATAAACGTTTTTGGAACAAGAGTGAAAAGGGAGTTATAACTATAATACATTATTTGTTTAGACAATTTTTAGAAGACCATGGGTTTTATAAGTTTTGTCCACAAGGTAGTAGGAACTTTATATTTGTTAGAGTAACTAATAATTTAATTGATCACACAAGCGAGGAAGAAATAAAAGATTTTGTGTTAGGTTACTTAGAAGACTTAGACGATATGTCTGTTTATAATTATTTTGCAGATAAAACAAGGTTCTTTAGGGAAGAGTTCTTATCACTATTAGGCACTGTTGATGTTTACTTTATTGAAGACGATAAACATTCAGCTTATTTATATTACAGAAACTGTGCTGTTAAAGTTACTAAGTCTAAAAAAACCGCTATAGATTATTTAGATTTAGGAGGTTACGTTTGGAAAGACCAAGTCATTGACAGAGACTTTGATATGTGTGAGTCTTTTAATTGTGACTACAAAACTTTTATAGAAAACATAGCAGGTAATAATAAACAGACCGTACAATCTATGAGAAGCACAATAGGATTTATGTTACACGCATATAAAAATTTATCTTATTGTCCTGCAATAATTTTAAACGATGAGGTTATATCAGATAATCCAGAGGGTGGTACAGGTAAAGGTTTATTTATCAATGCTTTATCTCAAATGAAAAAACTTGTAGTTATAGATGGGAAAGCTTTTAATTTTGAGAAATCTTTTGCATATCAATTAGTAAGTGCTGACACTCAGATACTTTGTTTTGATGATGTAAAGAAACATTTTGACTTTGAAAGATTATTTAGTGTTGTTACTGAAGGATTAACTCTTGAAAAGAAAAACAAAGATGCTATTAAGATACCATTTAGTAAGTCTCCAAAGGTTGCTATTACTACTAACTATGCAATCAAGGGTAGAGGAAACTCTTTTGAAAGAAGAAAGTGGGAGCTTGAGTTTAAACAATTCTATACTAAAGACTTTACACCACTTGTTGAGTTTGGAAGGCTTTTGTTTTCTGAATGGAACGAAGAAGAATGGTGTGCTTTCGACAACTATATGGTAGAGAATTTAATGTTCTATTTAAGTAAAGGACTTATCAAGGCTGACTTTAAAAACTTAACAATAAGAAAGTTATCAGCAGATACTTGTCACGAGTTTATAGAATGGTGTGGATTGGTTGGGCCAGAGAACCCTAACGAAGCCATAAGGTTTAATGAGAAAATATACAAGAATGATTTATATCTTGAATTTATTCAAGACAACCCTGACTTTGCACCTAAAGCTAAAAGAACAATATCTAGGACAGAGTTTTATCGTTGGTTAAATTCATTTGGAGTATTCAAGACAGGATTCAAGCCTGAAGAGGGTAGAGACCTCAACGGAAGATGGATTACATTTATTACTAATACAGAAACAAAAATAGAAAATGAACAGATTGTATTCTGATTTAAAATGGTGCATAGAAAATGACTTTCAAGTTTATATAAAACCTGTAACAAATACAGGTCAATGCAACATAGCAATTAGAAAAGGAGGCATCTCAACGGAGGGACTGCCCTCAAAATATAACGAAGAAAAAGGTTTAACTTTGTATAGTACTGAAACTATTGGAAGTGTTACTTACAAGAATCAAAAAGAAGCTAGTAAAAAACTTCCTGAAGTGTACAAATATCTAAAAGACACCTATGGAAATGTACGATGAACACGATCAAGTTTATCTAGGAATGTTAAATTCCTATGACATAGTAGTATACAAAGTGCCTTATTCTGAACTTGCCATTACTGATACAAGTTTTTTTATTCATGATATTACAAAGCCCATCACCACTGACGTGATTGATGACCTTATGTTTTATTTTGAACAAGAAGAAGATTATGAGAAATGCCAAGCATTAAAAGATATAAGACATGAATACATTTCAATATAGAAATTATCAAACCCAAATTATAAAAAGGGGAGCAAGTATCCTGGAGGAACAAGGCTTTGTGTACTTGTCAATGGAGGTAAGAACAGGTAAAACTCTTACCTCTTTAGGAATCCTCAACAAGATGATGAGTGTGAACAAGGTGTTGTTCATCACGAAGAAGAGGGCTATAGGAAGTATAGTCCGAGACTTTGATTTACTTAAGCCAAGATTTGAAATTGAAATTATTAATTATGAAAGCCTACACAAAGTTGATCAAAAAGGTTGGGATGCAGTAGTGTGTGATGAAGCACACAGTATGGGAGCGTTCCCTAAACCAAGTAAGAGAGCTAGGCAAGTCAAGACGTTGTTGTTAAGAAACAATGCTTTTGTAATTTTATTATCTGGTACGCCCACACCTGAATCCTTTAGTCAAATATACCATCAAGTATATGGAATACCGTTAAATCCATTTAGCGAGTACACTACATTTTATAAGTTTGCAAGAAAATTTGTAAATGTTACTCAAAGAAAAATAAACGGATTTATGATTAATGACTACACAAAAGCAAAAGAAAATGTTATAGATGAAATGAAACCTTTTATGATTTCATACACTCAACAAGAAGCAGGCTTTGAAACAACTATTGAAGAAAAAGTTCTTTTAATAGAGGCTCCAGAAGCCATACATCACATGTGTAATAAGCTTAAAAGAGATTTAGTAGTAGAAGGTAGGCAAGACGTAATATTGGCTGATACGAGCGTAAAACTAATGCAGAAGCTTCATCAAATGTATAGTGGAACTGTTAAATTTGAAAGTGGCGCGTCAATGGTGTTGGATACATTCAAAGCTGAGTTTATAAAAGATTATTTTAAAAATAAAAAAATAGCTATATTTTATAAATTTAAAGAGGAGTACAACGCATTAAAACAAGTCTTTGGAGATTCAATTTGCAACACCTTAGATGATTTTAATAACACAAAAAAAAATATTGCACTTCAAATAGTAAGTGGTAGAGAAGGAATATCTTTAAAAGAAGCTGACTTTTTAGTCTATTATAATATAGACTTTAGTGCCACAAGCTATTGGCAATCAAGAGATAGAATGACTACTAAAGATAGATTAAAAAACAATGTGTATTGGGTTTTTACAAACAAAGGTATTGAGCCAGATATATATAAGTCGGTAAAGAAAAAGAAAGACTATACTTTAAAACATTTTAAACGAGATTTATTAACTTTAAATTAAATACAATGAAGTTTATAAAATTTTTATTAATTTGGATTAGCCAAAATTTAGCTATACCTTTTTGGGTGGTAGGTCACATACATTTATCATTTCACAACTTTCATGATGTGGTTGAAATATTGTCATCAATAGGAATGAATTTAATAGTGGCAATTGGGTTCATATTAGATTATAAAAATGACAGAGCAACAAATACAAGCAAAAAGAATTAAAGAGTTGGAGGCTGAAGGTTATTATGTAATCAAGCTAATAAAAACAAACAAAAATGGTATACCAGATATAGTGGCTATACCACCAAATTGTAAAGTAATTTTTTCAGAGATTAAAAAACCAAATGGCAGAGTGTCTGCCATACAACAATATAGAATTAAAGAACTAAATAAACATGGAGTCAAAACAGAAATATATAGAGGATGAGTTTGAATTAGATGAGTATTTTATTAAACAAATACATAGATTTAGAAACGGTTCGTCTGTAAGAATTGCGTCACAAATAGACAAAATGTTTGGGTTTAAATCTACTAACGGAAGAATGAAAAACATAGCAGGACATGTTAACGATCATTTTGACAACCCAGTTTTTTTTATAATAGATTATTATAGAGAGGAAGATGAATCACCTTTAGTTCTAGTTGATATAAGACCAACTGACGTGGATAAATATTTAGACTTTATAAACTTAAACAAATATATAAAATGAAAGTTTTAAGAACTTCAGGAACAGTAGATGACAAAAGAATTATAGATGCTGTAGAAGCTGCAACAGGTATTCAAAACATAAGACTTACTACTAGGAAAAGAGAATATGTAGATGCCAGAAGAATTGCATACAAAATTTTTAGAGTAACTAAAATGTACTCATATTCAAAAATAGGATCATTATTTGACAAAGACCACGCAACTATATTGTTTGGAATTAAAACAGCAGAAAATTTATTAGATACTGAACCTAGTTTTAAACATAATTATTTAGAAGCTTTATCAGTAATAGGAGGCCTGGAGGGCAGAAAAGCAAGAATTATGGAAAGAATTAATCAATTAAAAAAAGAGTTATTAACAATAGAAAAAAAAGAAAATGGAATACAATTATGAAGATATTGAAAAAATATTAAATTTTAAAAGTTGGACAAACAAAAGAAAAATTGATGAATTATTGCAAATAGATTGCAATATGTATACAAACATGGGGATAGATAGTTCAAAAAAAGACCGACAAGATACAAAAAAACGTTCTAAAGCAATTTATAAGTCAATCTCTAAAGTTGACGAATCTATTGGACATAGTCTTATAAAGGCGATGGATAGTTAATAACTTTTAGGTGTGTTGTTGTTTATTTTTTTGTAAATTAAAGAAACAATAAATCAATGACTATCCAAAAAAACAATCATAATTCTATAAACTTCATCAATCTCTTGATGAAAAGAATTAATTCATTGACTGATGATGTTTATGAATCCTTGATGGACGAGGACTATGATATGCTCAAGACTACTATTAAAGAGCTCAATCTTGTTTTAAAGGATACTCAAAAACTTGCAGAAGATGAAATATAGACCTCGCTTAAGTGAAGAGGAATATGCTTTAGTTACAAAACACAGAGCTCTACAAAAAGAATGTGAGCTTTCAGGAATTCCTGTTAAAGATGTAAACCATTATTGGTATAAAGGAAAGCATTTCTCATTACACGTTAAAAACAAAGGAGTTTCTCCAGAGGAATTGAGAGATGATATTATTAAGGCAATGGATAAACATTCGCCTACTTATTACAAGATTAAAAGAAAAAAATTAGAAAAAGGTCATCTTTTAGTTATAGATCCTGCCGACATACATATAGGAAAACTTTGTTCTTCTTTTGAAACAGGAGAAGAATATGACTCACAGATTGCAGTTAAAAGAGTTAAAGAAGGTGTTAAAGGAATTTTAAATAAAGCAAAAGGTTTTAATATTGATAAAATACTTTTTGTTGGTGGTAATGATATACTACACGTTGACTCCCCTAGAAGACTTACAACATCAGGAACACCACAGGATACTGATGGCATGTGGTATGAAAATTTTATGACTGCAAAAAAATTGTATGTAGATATATTAGAAATGTTAATTAGTATAGCTGACGTTCATTTTGTATACAATCCAAGTAATCATGATTACATGTCTGGGTTTATGCTTTCAGATTCAATACAGTCGTGGTTTAGAAAATGTAAAAACATTACATTCGACTGTTCAATTGCACACAGAAAAGGTTTTAAGTATGGAAGTAATTTAATAGGAACAACTCATGGAGATGGAGCTAAAATTCCTGACTTGCCATTAATTATGGCTAATGAATTTGCACAAGAATGGGCAGACACTAAACACCGCTATGTGTATACACATCATGTGCATCACAAAACAAGTAAAGACTTTCATGGTATAACTGTAGAAAGCTTAAGGTCTCCAAGTGGAACAGACTCCTGGCATCATAGAAATGGATATGGAATTGGAGGAGTAAAAGCAATTGAAGGATTTATACATTCAAAAAAACATGGGCAAGTAGCTCGATTAACACATATATTTTAACAATGATAAAAAAAGAATGGCTATTTATGAATGACACTAAAAAAAACAACAACGCAATAAAAAATATTATATTAAATCAAGTTCTTCAAGAAAAACAAAAGGAACATCCTGATGTTAATTTGATACGAAAACTTCAACAACTATTAGATAAAAACAACAAATAATTTATTTGTTCATCATTTTTTTTAATCTTTCTTCTTGCTCTTTAAGTTTCTCCATCTGCTTTTTATACTTTGGATTAGATTCTCTTCTTTGTTTATTCTTTATAAGTTTTTCATATCCTTTTGGATCAAATTCTTTCATCTCCTTTAAGCTAAATGGCTCTAATTTACCAGGCTCTTCTTTATACTCTTCTTCCAAAAATCCTCTTCTTATATCTCTATAAAAAGGTACGCCACCAAACATATTAGCTATTTCAATAGCTGTTCTCGATGAAAATAATTTATCTAAGTTTTCCTGTTTACTTTCTTCTGTACTGTTGGAGAGGCCTCTGGCTAATAACTCGCCACCTCTAATTGCTGATTTCATGTATGGATTAAAAGGCCCAGACGCTTGAATTAGAAGGGCTTTTGATAAGTTTCTTTTTGCATTATCTGGATTTATTGTTGCATATAAAAGAGCATCTTCAAATCCATTATATTCTTCTTTTGACCTTAATCCTAACTCATATCCAAAGTCTTTATTCAATTGCTCTATGGTAAAGTTAAGAGGCATCATAGGAATATTTCCAGCCACACCTCTACTCAAAAGAGAAGTAGCTGCTCCTACACTTTGACGAAAACCTAACTCTTCATAATCTGTATCATCTTTATCATCTCCAATGCCTAACATTCCAAACATACCTTGACCAAAATATCTTAACAACATAACATACATTGTCATTCTCAATCCTACTCCAGCTAATGTGCCTGCGCCCCTTACAACTCCTAGTTGTCCTTGTCCCATCATTGAGGCAACAGCTTGTCTTGCTGTGGCATATTCATTTAAACTAAATTTAGACATATATGAATTAATCATTCTATAAAAATTCAATGCTCCTTCCCCATCCTGAGCTTGATTTTTTAAGACAGCAGAAAAAGGATCGTTAGATGTAGCAGCCATAGTTACAAACCCATCTGCTTTTCTTGTAGCTTTTTTTATTGCATCTGAATATTTATTCATATAATCCGAATCTTTATCAGCTATTTTATCAAAGTTCACTTCAGTCCCTGTTTCAGCTTTAAAACTTGTTGCAAAAGTTCCAAACCATAAAGGTCTTGAAATCATTTGATCAGGCTTAGTTATTAATACTTCTCCAATTTTATTTACTACTTTTGGAATATATTTTACCCCTGTATTTCTTGCTAAAATTTCAGCAGCTGATCCTAATTTGCCTTTAGCCTTTGGAGATGATTTTTTGCTTTGAACCCCTTGTGTTTCTGCTTTTGAACCACCTAATTGTTCATCAGCATATAATTTAGTTTGGCTAGTTGAATCTACATTTTCTACTACAAGTCTACCTCTATTGTTATTGTTTGTATCCATACTGTAAGGAAGATACTTAGTCATACCTAAAGTTATTTCACCAGGGGCAGATAATGCTGCAAAAGCAAGGTTAGATGCAAGTTCAGCTCCAGCTCTTGGAATAGAAGCTAAAGTACCATAGTACCCTAAAGTTTTAAGACTATTCATAAATTCACCACCAATAACTTGACTACTCATATTATTTGATACAACATTATTAAGTGATTCACTATATATTTTATTTAAATCTAAAACAGCTTCATTTAATTGGTCTTGCTTTTTAGATGACAATTTATTATTTTGTGTTATGCCTTTAAGAGAATTCATTGATTGTCTTGTGGAAGCTATTTCATTGCTTAAATAAAAATCCATACCTGTGGATTTCGTTGCTCTTAATGCAGTATTTATAGGATCAAAATCAATAGCAGTATTATTTGTTCTTTCAAAAGAAGTTTTAGATTTTGTTCCAGGGTTGTTTATATAACTTACAGCGTCTTGATAGCTAGCATCATTTCTTTCCTGTCCTTGAAATACTGCTTTATGATGAACGTAATTATTAATCAAATCAATTTCGTTTCCTCTAACAATTCTAGTAGCATATGCCTGCTTACTACCTAAGCCTGCGTAAACTTTTTCTAATAATTGCAATGCTCTTTTTGTTTTAGTAGACATTGATTCGTCCATTTTTTTAAGTGAAATTTGACCATTATCACTATATTTTTTTGCTATCTTAGAAAGTATATCAATACTAGCTTGATTATATTTGCTAGATTTTTTGTCACTATTATATTTATCTATAGTTCCTTCTATAAACTTAATAGCAGGATTAGTTCCTTTTTTATTTGAATTAGATTCAAATTCTTTTTGAAGAAGATATGTAGTCAGCTCAAATCTTCTTTGAACGGCATTGTTTATACTTTCTGTTCTGCTTGGAGCTATTAATGACTCGACTGCGTCTATAATATCTGTTTGTTCATTCATGAAGTTTTTAAATCTAGCATGAGCTTCAGCAGTAGGTCTTATAAGATTTTCATTAATTGCATTGTTCTTGTAATTACCAAACATATTGTCTATAACATTTAAAGGATTAGACCTTATCATTTGCCCTACAACTCCAATTGATTTAGAAGATTTACCTCCAACTCCAGCTTTACCTAAAGAATTTTTCATACTAGCAACTGCATATTGTCTCATTGTAGAAAATTTACCTTTAGCTGTAAACATCTTATTTAACACAGGAGCAATATTTACTGCTCTTTGATTTCCTTCTACTTTTTGTGCAATTTTATTCGCGTAGTAGGTATAAAAACCTTCAGATATATTTTCCAAATGAACATCTAATTCTGCTAACTCACTTCCTGTTAACATAGCCAACTGTCCTTTGTTTAAATTTTTCAAAGTCTTTGGCCCAATACTTTGTTCTAAAGAAATTTTGCTTAGACCATTGTTGAGGTTTAGTTTTTTAGATTTTTTTGCAGTGGTGTTTATAAGAGATGCTCTGTTTTTTGCGTAATCATTTACAGCTTCAACAACACCAGAATTGCTTTCGTTTTCAGATGAATTTACTTTATCAACTAATATTTCTAAAGTACCAGAGTCTAAAGCATCTAATTTTTTTTCTATAAATTCAGAATTTTCTTCTATTAATGTTTCACCACTTATATCTGGATTTAGTATTTTATTGATTATTTTTTGAGTTCCTTCTTTATAAACAAACTGTCCTTTTGTTTCATCAAATTCTATTTCAGATTCAGTATTAATTTCTTGTGGCTTAGTAGATTTTAATAAATCATTAGCTTCTTGAACTAACTCGTTATTTAGCTTAGTAGTTTTATTTTGTTTAGCAATTTTAGCTAAAAATTCATTGTAAGATTTTAAAGTAGCAGGATCTAAATCAGTTAAAGGTGTAGTAACTAATTGAGATACAGCTGCCTCTAAATTAGAGTTATCACTCAGCTTTCCTGAATTTAATCTTTTAGTTGTTCGAGCAGCAAGATTATTTGCTATGTCTAAATCATTCGCATAATCTGCATTGCCAAATATTTTTTCAGCATACTCTTGAACTCTTTTTACTTGAATAGGGTTGTCTAAGTTTACCTCGTTTATTTTATTTATAATAGCTCTTGTTTGTGCTGGTGTAATAGTCCCTTTTCTTTTCTTTGCATAAGCTTTTATACCATCATTTAGACTTTTCCTTTTTTGCTTCAAGTCCATTTTCTTTTCTTTGGCAGACTTATTCCAAGACTTCCAAAATCTTTTTCGTTGAGCATTTTCACTTTCTGGCTTCGCCATGTCTTGTCTAGTCGTGCTCTTAGTTGAAGCCAGTATAGCCTTATATGTTTCTGGGGTTATAGTTGTGTTACTGGTTTGACCAATTGCTTCAACCTCAGCTTGAACCTCAGCTTCAGAACCTGCATACAAATCTATGTCTGCATTTGAAAACTCAGTATCTCCTCTAGCTATTTTTATAGCTAAAGATCTTTCTCTTGATTTATCTTTAGGTACATTTTTTTTCTTTTGGGATACAGCATTGTCAATAGCTTCTTTGTTTTCTGCATAAAACTGAAGAGCATCTTCTGAAAAATCTTGAGTACCATCTTGCTCAACTATTCTATTAGCAAATGACTCTACCGAATTTTCATTGTTCACACTCATCACTTCCTCGTTAGTGGATGTGTCCACTGTGGGGGAAGGTGTTGATTTAGCAGCATCATTCGCTGCAATTTTTTCGGCATAAGCTTTAGCCTCAGCTGAGGTTTTAAAGTTTTTAGTTAAAGCTTTGCTTCTAGTCATTTGACCACCTTGATTTGTATTAACTCTTACTTGAAATCTATAATCAGTATCTTTGCTAGTAGATCCTTCACCTTTATCATTTTGAGCTGAAATAGTTACTTCCACTTTATCAGAAGAATAGTTTTCAAATCTACCCTCTGAACCAGGACTATTAGGTGTTAGAAAATCTTTTGTTTCTTCAACCTCCTCATCAGTGGATGTGTCCACTGTGGGGGAAGGTGTTGACTTAGCAGCATCATTCGCTGCAATTTTTTCGGCATAAGCTTTAGCCTCTTTAAAATTTGAAAATTTCTTCGAAACGGTCACACCATCTTTTGTAACCTCAACATCAAAACCACCAGTGGGTGCATTTTTCTTATTAGTTTCAGCGTTTAAATACACCTCGGCTGTATCTGAAACATAGCTTTCATATAAACCTGAAGATTGTTGTGAATTTGGTGTTAGTAAATCTTTTGTTACTTCAACTTCTTCTTGCGTTTCTTCAGAAGACTCCCGTACTTCTGTCTCCACTTCTTGGCTATCTTCGGATGATTGATCTGAAGATATATTTCCTGTTTCTTGCTTTTGAACGGCATCTTCTTTTGTTTTATCGGTTTTTAAATCTGATTTATTTAAGTCAGTATATTCCAACTTAGTGTCTACATCCATAACATTAAAGTTATCTATAGCTCTTTGAGTTATAGCTCCATCACTTATAGTGTAGTTTGTTTCTCCTCTTTCCTCAGCTTCTTGAACAAGCTCTTTACCAGCTTCATCTTTTAATTTTAATTTTCCTTTAGAATTAACGTAATCAAATTGAGTTCTACTTCTTATCTCATTTCTTAAGTTTTGTATCTTTTGATCTATTTCAGGGTGAAAAGATTTATCTCTCTCTTTTTTTAATTGTTCTTGTTTTTGAATTTCATTAATGCTATTCATAACAACTAATGATGTTTCTGGAGATAAGTTCGTAGGAATACTATTAATTGTGTTTACATATAAATCAATATCTCCAAGCAAATTAGAAACTTGTTCTTCAGTGTAAACATTTTGCTGCACCATACTGTTTAAAAACTTAGTTGTTTTATCAACATCTTTAGACAATCCATGCAAAGCTTCCATTCTGTCAATTGCTGCTGCTCCTGGGTTAAAATTAGCTTTAATAGATGTTGACGTAGCAGAAACCATGTCTCCACCAAAAGGCATTAATAAACCTGCTGCCCCTGCTAAAATAGTTGTGTTAGTGTACTCAGCACCAGTAATAGTGTTGTTCATTATCTCTCTTCCAGCTACCTCATTAACATTATCTGCTATAACAAACGCTTGACCTGCCTGCTGAACATTTTCTTGAAAAACTTCTTTTCCACTTTCTTGAATGTACACAGGGTAGTTTTGTATTATTTTCTGTTGTATTTTTTGAAAATAAGCATTTAATCCTTTATCTCCACCTTTTTGATATGCGTCAACAAGTCCTTTTGTAACTTTTTCAGTAGCTTTTGAACCAAATATTTTATTCATTGCTACAGCTTGTGTAGATATTGGCGCTGTCATAGTTCCTAAAGCAAATCCTTGCATCCCTGCTTTTTGTCTTAATTCTACTGCTGTAGCTTCATCTAAACCATTTGAAATAGCTTGGTCGTAAGTACTACTGGCTAAGTTTGTTGAAAATAAAGTTCCTTGAGCAATCATAGCTGAAGCTGTAGTTGCCTTCATTGGAATTGATTTTAAAATGTTTACGGCTTTAGTTCCTTTATCAAAAGATCCCAAAAGTGCAGATCCACCTCTTCCAACATTACCCACTCCACGCGTTAAAGCAATTTGAAGCAACATATCAGTAGCTATTCCTGTTGTGGCTATTACTGTACCTGAACCACTAATGCTTTTAAATGTATCATTGCTTTGACTTACACTATTTTTTATCGAGTCAGCCATAGGCCCACTTAATACATTTGTTACATTTTTTTTAATTTTTAAATCATATATTTGACCTCTCTCATCAATACCATATTCTCTACCATTAACAAGTGCTTTTTTTCCACTAGCATAAGCATATCTCATAAAGTCATCTCTTTCTAAATCGTCCTGAGCATCTCTCATTCTTATTTCATCAGCGACACTATTCATTCCAATAAAACCATATACTCCTTTTGAAAAGCTATGTATTCTATCTTCCACTGAACGCCATCCTTGTTTGACAGATTGAGTAAACCAAGGATTTTCACCATCTAAATATTTTTGATAATTTTCTTGATTTTCTACGTCTTGATTTTTTAATCTAGCTGTTAATGAAGGAAACTGTTCTTCTATGTAAGTAGCCAAAGCAATATCATCAACTCCTGTACTAAAGTTTAATTGAACTCCGTCAAAAGATGGATGCTTCCCACTATTATCAGCTTGATATTGTAATACTTGTGACTCAACATTTCTTTCAACTTGATTATTTATATAATTTGTTAAGTATTGAGCCTTTAATCTTTCTGATGCTAGAGTGGGATTGTAGTTTCCAGACATATCATAACTTCTACCGTCTTCTGATATAGTCTCATCTTCTAAAAGCTGCATATATTTATCCATATACCCCTGCTCTTTTAAATACCCATCAAAATCTTTTATATTAAAACCTTTTACGTTTTTTAAACCTTGACTGTCATACATCATATGAATGTCAGAATCTTCAAATCCCGTTGGGGTATAATCATCTTCTACTAATTCATATTCTTTTTCAGTTACAAAGTTTGGATCATCAGGTCTATTTATAAGAGCATTTAACTCATCCCCTGTAGCATTTGGATTTTTTGCTTGAAGCCTCGCACTTTCAGCATCGTAAGCTTTAATTTTATCTCTAATAGATTTTTTAGCTTCAGCTTCTCCTTCAGGAGAAACAAACTCACTTAACTCTGAAGAGGATTCGTATGCATAAGGAACATTTAATTTTTTAGAATTTAATTCTTGCGTATAGGTTTCAGATCTTTTTACAGATAACTGTTGAAGTTTTTGAATAGCATTTTGATTTCCTTTAAGAGCTGACTCAATAAGTTTTTCGTCTATAACTCCATTTTCTAATGCCTTTGATATATTAAAATCAGAAAGTAATTTTTGTTTTAAGACTGGATCAATTTCTTTTTCTTTAACAGGAACAAATTGAGGGCCATCAAAACCTTTACTATAAAACACTTCTTCTTTTGGAGGATTATTTAAAATATTAAATTCATCTTCTAAATAATCATAATCGTCTGTAACAACAGGTTGTTCATCGCTTCCCTGCAAAGAAGCCAAAGAGCCAGGACTTGTTTCCGTTTCTGTAATGGATTCCGTAAGAACCTCTTCCCCATTTGAAGAAGTATCGATTGGATTTTTTTTTTCAACCTGACCTGATATATTAACTTGATCTTTATAAGAAGGATACTTTGCTATAATTTTATTTGTAAGTTCAAGATTATCCATGTCTTTATATTGAGGATATTTTGCTTTTATTTTTTCAGCAAACTCATCTACACTTAACAAGCCATTATCCGAAGGTGGATCTTGAGTTATTTCTTCTGTGGTTGTAACTTCTTCAGTCATATTTTATTGTCCGTTTATATCTAAAGGATCAGGATTAGAATCTTGACCACCAACTTTTTCCTTAATGTATTTGTCTAGTTGCTTGCTAATTTCATCACTATCAAATCCAGCCATTTTCGTTTTATCCCCTTTAAGTGTTTTAACAACTACACCGTCTATCTTAATTTCAAGCTCGTTGTTATAAGGGTAGTTATTGTCTATTTCTTTAAGTTCAAATCCACTTAAGTTAACACCATATTCTGATTGTGCTTGACTAATAATTTTTTGAGTCGCACCTTTTAATTCATCTGCTTTACCATCTGCACCAGTTAATAAGTCATTACTTGTTACCATAAGACCATCTTTTTTTCCAAAAACAAACTCATCTATGCCTCCATATGTGCTTGTACTTCCAGAGAAACCTTCAAAACTAGAAAATCCACTATTTATGTTTCCGTCACCTGCTTTACTTTTTGTTTTATATACGTTCGGATCTAGACCAAATTCAGCTGATATTTGTGTTCCTACATCTTTTGCAGCTCCTGAACTAATATCTATAGGATTTGTTTTGTCTCCGTTTGCCTTAGTAAACACTATTCCATCCGATGTAATCTCAAAGCTTGAAATATTTGGATATGCTCTTACAAGAGCCTCTAAACTATCTGAGTTACCATCTCTTACAGCCTCGTCTATCAAGATTATTTGATTTTTATCCTCTATGTTCTTTCGATAATTCGGATTACTATAAGGACTAAATTTTGTTTTTTGTGTACCTTTTGTAATTTTCTGCTGAAGACCAGATACTAAACTTGTTCTAACATGTGCTTCGGTTGCAGCAATTTGATCTTCGTCTACTTCAGGAACAATAGCATTGTTTTGATTAGCAGCAGCTACTTTTGCATATTTTTTATAAGTATAATTTTTTTCTTTAAAGTCTTCATCTAACAAAGTAACAGTAACAGTCTCTGCTTTTTGTTTATCAGTTAAATTATCCCATTGCGTAAAAGAAACTAATTTACCACCAAACCCATTTTCTTCTGAAAAATAACTTGCAATAGCTTCTACATTACCAGTTAAAGCTCCAACTTTATTTTTAATTAAATTATTTAATTGAGGATTATTTCTTGCATTATCTTTTACATTTCCAATCATACCGTCTTGACTAAACATTGTCTGATAAGTTAACATTGTTTGATCTGAAAAATTTGCAACATCATTAATTAAATATCTTCTATCAGATCTAGTGTTTGCTTTGTGGCTTAATGCCAGTACACTCATGTTTGGTTGTGTATTCGCTAAAGGTATTTTATTTCCATCTGCATCTCTTTTTGGTTGGTAAGTATGAGTAGTAGGATCTACTTCCATTTGAAAAAATGTAACATTACCCATTCCCTTTTCAGTAAAGTTTGTTTCTATACCTTGCAATGTTCCAATTTGTGTTTGAATTTCTTGTTTAATGGCTTCTAAATCACCAGATTCTGGCGGTACAAAAGTTTGTTTTCCAGTCTTTTCATCAGTTACATAATAACCTTCAGCTCTTTTTTTAGTAAGTTGTAATTCTTCATCAAAATTATTAACCATATCGGCATATATCTCAAATGTTTGTTTGCCGTTTTCAAAAAATATTAAATTTTCCTCTGGTTTAATAGCGCCATTACGAACCAAGCGTTCGTTCATAAGCATCTGATCTTTGTATTTTGATAAATCTGCTAAGATTCGTGTTTTTGCCGTTTCATCTTGCGGCATATTTTCGTAAGCATATTTTTCTGCTTCACGAACTTGTGTTGCTGTATTTTGTTTTAATTCAAGACGTTGTTTATCAATATTGTTTTTCCAATCATTGACACCTTTAATACCTTTGTCTATTGCAGCAAACTTAGATTCTAAAGGATTACCTCCAATAAATTTAGCGTCTACTGCTTTTCCTACTGCATTTAATGCGTTACCCATAGTTTATTTTTTATCCACCTCTTAGCTTTGGTATTGCTGAAAATTCAATAGAAAATCTAATGGATTAGATTTAGCTTCTTCTATTTCTTTATCTAAAGTATTTTCTAAGTAGTTTTTGTTTTTAATGTTAAATATGTCCATTGCACTGTTTTTTATTCCTTTTAAACCATCTATTAATTGACTTCCCAAAGGATCTTTACCATTAACATTTTCATAACCTATTTCTTGAAGCATATCAGCCTCAGGTGTGGTAAAATTAAATGATTGTAATTGAGGTAATTGAGGATCTAAATTATTTCCAGCTTTTGAAGCTAACCCAGTCATTGTTCCTGATTTACTAATTTGTCTTAAAGCTTTGTTTCCTAATCCGTCTACCATATTAGTAGCATCAGTCAAATTTCCAGCTTCACCACTATCGACTAATTTTTGAGCTGCTCTTCCTTCTGCTCCACCAAAAGCTCCTATTCCCGCTTTCAATGCTGAAACTCCTGCGTCTATAAAAGCACCTGTGGAGGCTGCACTTAATTCATCTGCTTCATTTCTTTTAGCTTTCGCTTCAAGACCTGCGGCAGCTGCTCTATCATCTTGCAATGCTGCAATTCGAGCTGCATCCATTTCAGATGCTTCTGCTCTTTTCATGTCAATACCTAATTTTTGCATTGCCATTTTATCAGCAATTTGCCCAGTACCTACATCTTGTACTTGCTTTACTTTACCTGCAGTTGCAGCTACTCCCCTCTGGTCTCCTTCTTGAGCAGCTTCTAAAATCTGAGAACCCTGTACGTTTGATAGTTGAAGTTGTTTGTCGTAAATATCGGTTGTAGCTCTAATTGCATCATAAAAGTTTTGCTCTAATCTAGCTACTGACTCTTGCTCAAGTCTTTCTTGCTCAATCTCTAATCTTCCTGCAGCTCTTGCAGCATCTTTTGCCGCATCACCTGCTAAAAAACCTTTTGCAGCTTGCCCACCCACTGCGACTGTTGCTGCTGCTATTGTTGTAAATGCTGCCATATTATAATAATTTCATCATTTCTGCGTTATATGTATCGGCTTTTATGTAGCCGTTTTTTTCATAAATTTCAATTAAAGAATCTGCTTTTAATAAGGCATAACCATATTTGCATTTGCTTAACTTTAAAGTATGTGTTAACATTTGTACTAAAAAAGCTAAAGCTTCTTTTCTTTTTTTTCTGTCTTTATATTCAAAATTAGATATGATCCAATCGCACCATCCTACTTTTGAATTAGTTACATATATGTATCCTGCACAAACAGGTGTTTTTTTATCGTAAACCATAAAACCACCTTTTCCATTTTGTGGCAAAAAATCTTTAGGTGGAGCTGTCCACTTCCAATCTTTCCACCATTTTAGCAAAATAGTTTCATAGTCATTTTCATTTAATTCTCTTATAGTAAATTTCATTCACACAAAGATACAAAAAACTAAGGATTACTTTTAAACACTTCGGAATCAACTGTAAAAAGTTCTACAGCAGCTTTATTGTCATTTGTTATTTTGAACTCTAAATAATACCCAGTCGCTCCATAAGACTCTGCAACAGGATCTTTTAATACTAATATATAAGCATTTGCAGGTATTACTGAATTTAAAGGTAAAAAGTCTGTAGCGTCAACCGATAAAGTTAATCTGTCGCTAGTAATAGCTGTTACCTCTCCAACCGAAGTGGGATTGCTGTAAGTATTTCCTGCAAGTGGTAAACTATAGTTTAACTCATCTCCTATACAAATCATATTTGAAACTCTTGAATTAAAAGTAACTGTTATGGTACCTGGTGAAGCTCCAGTAGTTGAAACAAAAGTTCCTATTCCTTGTGTTGATCGTAATGCTAAATTTTTAGAACCTGATATTCTTTTAATAAATGCAAAAAAACTTCCTTCTTTTAAAGCAAAATCAGAAGATGGCATAAACCCTGCACCTAAATCTGTAGTAATGTTTATATCCCAAGAGTCATCACTTTCTAGTTCAATAGTTTTAAAAACCTTTACAGTAGTAGGCTCTTGATTAAACACCCCTGTTAAAGTAGAATCATAATCCTCCTCATAATATCTATTTCTAATATTATTTGTATTATGTCTGTATAAATTTCCTTGCTTAAAAGTATACAAATATTGGTTCATTCCTAAAATAAAATCAGGGAAGTAGCTGTAAAAAGATGGCCACCCTTGAACTGTTTCACTATATGTTACTGTATAATTTTTTGGCATAATTTATATTTTATGTTGGATCGCAATTTTGTATATTGCTCACTACTCCATTTGTTACTGTTATTACTTGGTTATTATCCATTATATAATTTTGGTCTGTGGCTCTGTTAACCCCATCGTGGTCTAAAAAAATAGGGTTATTTAATATAGGATAAGCATTAGTAGCGTTTCTAAACCTACCAAAATAAAAAGTTGTTGTAGAGGGCGAACAAGCTATAACACCTACACCTTTTGCCTCTCCAGTAAAAGAAGGTAACGCAGCAGGACAATCAACATCTAAACTCCACCCTGTCGTACCACAAGGCCCTAAAACTTGAACTGAAACAATCCCTGGTGAAGCATTTGGCTTAGGAACAATTAAAAGATTTAATTCATCTTGACCACCTCTAACATCATCACCTGTTTGTATTGTTACACTTTGAGGTGAAGGCGCGCCAAGATTCCAAGTTCCACCTGTAAATCCTTGATAAAAAATGTAATTTCTAGTGTCTGGAGCTGTAGGAACGCAATTGTTTGCTGTATTTCCTAATATAGTAAATGAATCTGCAACCCCACTTGTGCTTTGTCTGTTTCCATTAGTAGGAGATGACAGTCTATTATAATACACTCCATCATATAAAACTCTTATACCATCTGGAACAGAAGCTGGGTTAAAATGTATAGATATAGCTCCTGTATCTGAAGCAGTTTGGCCTGCATCAAAATCTAATTGATACAATCCTTGTGCTCCATTTGGAGGATTGACACCTGCGCCGCAAGGATAAACACATTCTTCGCAAGTTACATTTGGGCCTAATAGACCATTTAACTGTCTTCTGTATATTCCGTTATCTTGATAATATCCATCTGAAGATTTAGTAATTAAATTTACGTCTTCATAAACAGCTGTTGCTGTTGCAAAAGTAGAAGAATCAATATATTTATTTTGTAAACTCATAATTTAATTTTTAACTTATGCACAGTCACAACAGGCATCTGATGGACTGCTACTGTCATAACATAATTCTATTAATGTTGGTTCTCTTAAATCCCAGACTAAATACAAATAATCTTCCTGTGGAGTATATACAAAGCTAGCTTCATATTGCAAACCACTTGATGTAATTGGAGTTGCTGTATTTAATAATGGTAATAATGTATTTATTTGATTTTGATTGTAATTTACATCACTTGATAAATATTTAAATTTATCTTTTAAAGGATCAAAAATAAAACTTTGCCCAGCATCTTGTCTTGCTTGCATTATTACAGTTGCACCATCAGGTGGTAAAGATCCAAAAGAAGTATCTCCTGTGTTTTCTACAAACAACGAAACACCTGTATCGCTCAATACAACACTGTTAGTGCTATAAGGACTTAAATCTGAGTTAAGTTGCCATCTATATCTTATAGTTGTAGATAAATTAACATCTCCATTAAAATTTATAACTATTTTTTTAACTGTTACTTGTGGTGCAATTGGACAATTAAACACAGCAGTGTAACTAGCTGTTGATACAGGAGTTATTTTTACTGATGCATTAGCAGGATAATTTAATGTTTTATTAAAAGTAACAGTACTTAATCCGTTTATATTTCCACTAAACACTTGAACACCATTCCACTCAACCTCAACTTTAATTACGCCTGCAGTTACATTAAAATCAAAATTAACAGGGCCTATAATTGTGCTCAAGTCAATTAATAAATCTTGAGCTATATCTGATTTGTTTACATCTAAAGTATATCCACAATTTCTTTCAGTAGGAAGTTGAGGTAATAATGTAGTGTTAGAACTTAAAACAAACTCATTCATGTAAGGATCAAATCCTCCTAATTTTTGAGTTTCAAAATCTTCTACAAATAAATCTCTAAACCAAGATCTCATTCCTACTCTAGATATTAAAGTAAGTTTGTCGTTTTTTGCAGAAGTTCCTTTTAGTTGAATTACAGAACTTCTTTTAGCGTCAGTAAAAAACACATCATAACCCCAAGATGTAAAACTTTCTGGGTTGTTGCTTATTCCATACTCCTCTGGTCTGGCAAGTTGCGTTCCTAAAACTTCAGGAACTGAGGTAATTGCTCCTCCAGCTGCAGCATCTGATAATAAATTTTTTCCTACTAATAAATTAGAAACCTTATCTTCTTGTAAAACTAATATATCTGTTTGTCTAGCGTGCATAACCCTAATTGGCCCATAGGCTTCTTCAAGAGTTTTAAAGTTTGCTAATGCTAAATTAAATTGATTTAGTTTGTTTAAGTTAGTTTCTTGATTAAATACCCCACTATATGTTACGTCCGTTGTTCTTACAGCTTTTTGATATTGTTCTTCTGAAACTGATGTTACTTTTTCACCTAATTGCAAATATGGTTTAGTCAGTCCTGATAATACAAAATTTTCTTCAACTCCATTGCCAAAAGTATAGCAATTAAAAAATGTTAAATCTATTACTGCTGGTAAAGATGAGGTTTGATTTTGATCGTTATCACCTGTTCCAGACATATGATATCCTCCTACAACATCAAAAGCTTGTTCATTTTCATAATAAAGTTCATCATTTGCATCTAATGGTTCAGTTTCAAAAACAGTTAAGCTAGATGCTCGTTCGAGTGTAAACGCTACACTACAATAAGATCCTCTTTTGTCAGGTGAGCTACACTTTGGAGTACCTACTGACCACCATAAAAATAATTGATTAGTATTAGGTCTACCATCTGCGCTTGATGCATCTTGTCTTTGAAAACCAATATAACTTTGCCCATTGGATCCTCTTACAGAAAAGTCAGCAAAACCTTTTATATCATCATACTGATTAACTTGATTTATAGTATCATCACTACCAGTCGTAATTCCATTAGCAAGATTAACTCTATCTCCTACAACCCAAGAATGTAAGTTATCGTAATCTCTTGAAGATACAAAGTTTTTTTCATAAGCATACTTTCTACTACCACATTTACTACCTCTCTTTCTTCTATTTGCATTAATTCTAATTTGAATTAATGAACCTGCAGGAATATCTATATCTATAAACTGAGTACCTGGTGCTCCAGTAGAATCAGGATTATCAAAAGAACAACTAGCGGTAGCAATAGGATAATCATCTCCATCACTACCTTTCCTTTCTACAAAAGAATTAGGTGGCTTGTTAGCTGCAAAATTAGAAGGCTTTAATCTCATGTAAGTTCCAGTTGGCTGTCCACATGTTCCTTCTACCACTTCATCATCTCTATTTCTTCTACATAAAAAATCTTCAGCTTCACTACCAAAACCTAAAACTTTAGTAGATGCGCAATTTAAAACAGGCCCATTAGTATCTGATTTAATAAATAAAGTATCATTATCTTTTACCTTATCTCTATTGTCTCCATCTAATAAATAATAAGCATCTCCTGTTTCTTCTTCTCTAAAAAATATATTACTATAAATTGTTCTATAAAGACCTTTAGATTCCTTAATAACAAATTTATATTTAGTTGCCCAATAAGGTGGGTAACTATTCATTGTTACTCTAATATTGTTTTTATCAATAGATTTATCACATCCTACAAATACCGTATTATCAGTATCAACTAAGGCAGTTGATGCTCTACCATAATCATCTAAATACACCACTGCAACTTCATAGTCTCTATTACTGTGTAAAGATTCTTTTGAAGAACTTTGAGAATACAAACCTGTTGCATTTACGCATTGTAAATATTCATATGCAATAGCTTCTGGAACTACAGGAACTGGAGGATCTACCGTTTGATCAAATTGTTGAAATTTAAGAGCTGGTAATGTAAAGCTAATTTCTGTACTACCTTGAGTTGCACCTATTTGAATTGGTTGCGGAGTTGCAGTAAGTCCAAACCCAACTTTTTCCCATGTGTTTTTAGAAACTGATCCACAAATAAATAAATCTGTAAGAGATGTTCCTTCATTTTCTAAGCCTGCAGGAAATAAACATGGGTTGTCTACAACAGGAACAAAATCTTGTACCGCAGAAATAAATTCTGCACTCGTTGCCATTTCAAAAACACTTGAATAATCTTGTTGTAAAACAAATAAAAATGTTTCTACAAATTCATTCGCAGGCTCTGTACCATCACTATAAGTAGCATCTCCTGTAAAACCAGCGCTTGTGAAATTAAAATCTACACCTATTTGAGCACCTTCTTCTAATATAATATTATCTCCACCAAAATCAATAGTTGCTGTAGCATTTATAACTACATTAGAAATATCTATACTATATGTAAAATTACTAAGAGTTCCAGTTATTTCATCAGCAGTTAATGATTCGCTAATTAATTCTAAATCGTAATCTAAATATATGTCTTTGTCGTTTTCATCTACAATATCATATCCATCAACATAATTTCCATACATTAATCTATTACCCATTATTGTTTGAGCTTGAGATTTTAATGGTACATTATCAAAAAGCCTTAATAGTTGCGCTTCTGGTAAAGTAGTATATATTTTTTTGTTATTAAAACTTATTGATTGTTCGGTATTATCTAACCAACCTTCATTAACCTTGTTAAATCTTTCTATTACATTAACACTTTGGCTTGTGCTAAATTTAAAAATAACATCTAAATCTTTAACGTTTTTACCTCCAGTATTAAAAATTATATCTACTGTGTTAAAAATATTTCTCATTCCCTCTTGATTGTAATTGCTGTAATCAAATTGAAAAGGGCCTGGAGTAAATGCATATCTGCTAAAAGGAGACATAGCAGAGTATTCTCCATCTTCATACTGCCATCTATAAGCGAAACTAATTAAAATTTCTTCTAAATAATTTTCACCTCCACCTACTTTGTATTGTTCTATTTTTGGAGCATTTAAAGGTGGAGCTAAAACAACTCCTATATCTTGTTCGGTTAAAGTATCTCCTGCTGCTGTTGGCAATGAATAATTTCTGGTAGTATTTATTTTTCTAGGAGGATTTAAATTGTCAGTAAAAAATAATAAATCACCAATAAGATTTATACCATTAATTAAATAGTCTTTGTCAAAATTTAATATTGACGTAGAAATAACATGATAAATTAAAACAAATGTTCTTGTATTGTAAGAAACAATCATGTCAACTACTCCAGTGGAAGAAACTGTGTTAGCTGGATCATTAACAAACCAATACATGGTTTCATTTCCACCATCTTCAAATGCTCCTATACATTTAGCTTCAGAGCTAAGAGGTGAGTTTTCAAATTCAAGTTCAACTAAAAGTTCATTTCCCTTAGAGTTTTCTACTGCGCCTATTTCTGTGCCTTCTGTAGAACCTAAACGTATGTTTAAAGCATCAATATATTCTCCCTGCGGAACAAGACGTTCATCAACGCCTTTATTCATTCTTCCTTTTATAAAGTTTTTTGAAATTTTAGGCATATTACTTTATCCATTTATTTTGACCTCTTAGATTCATTAATAATCTACCAGGGTGTATATTACTCAATCTTAATTTTGCGTTTCTTAAAAGCGCTGTTTTCTCTTTTCTAAGCCTATTTACTATATACTCTTGAATTCCAATTTTACTATTTAATATATTGTACTTCATAGAAGCATATATAAACTCTTCAAAAAGTTTATTTACACTTACTTGAGAATCATTGCCTTTTTCCATTCCATCTGAAACATACTCTAAAATACAAAGTTCTCCTGCCATGTCAGAACTAAAATTAATTACGCCACCTTTTCGGTTAATACTAAATGTAGGATTTTGATTGGCTGTTTCTGTATTTAATCCATATCTACCTCCCACTGGATATTCAAAATACCATAAGCCATTATAAAAATAACCTTCTTGTCCATCATAAGGACTTTGTTCATTAAGATAAATAGATTTTTTCCCACCTGTTATTCTTTGTAAGTCAATTGTTGATGTAGATGGCTTTAGTATATTTCCTTTATCATCAAATAATATTCTACAATTATTGTCTTGTAAATAAGCATTACTCCAATTTGTTTGAATGTTTTCAGACAAAGGAAATAATGTTCCATTTTTATACATTGAAAGTCTTACCCAGTTTACAAAATCAGGCGGCATAACAAATCTTAAAGTATCGCAAACTTCTAATTCTAATATTTTAATTTCTTTTAAAGAGTCATAATTTAATTCTTGTATTGATCTTTTTGCATGAAAAAGTATATTGTATCTTTCAGAATTATTAATTAATTTATCATTGCCAACATACATTAGCATAAAATTATTTACAATATCATCTATTGGAACAAATTGATAAGAGCCCCAATTAGCGCTTTCGCTATTAAAGTCTCCATTGTTTTCGTAATAAGTGTAGTCGTTTATATATGCCATAATTATTGTCCTTCTTGTTTGTTAGCTTCCATTTCTTCTGCTTTTCCAAATCCAGCAACTTGAGCGTCTCTAATTGAAACTCCAGCATATTGTAAAATCTTATTAATTAAATTTGTTTCGTCTGAATCTGGTAATTCAAAATTTTGATAATCAGCAGCAGTTTCATCAAAAGAAGGTTCTCCACCGCCAAATTGAACATATGTCCAATTAGGTATTTTAGGATATCTTATATATTGACAAAATATTCTCCCATAATATCCATCAGTGTTGTTAGTAGATGTATTCATGTTTTCATATCCAAACTCAAAATTTTTAGGATATATTTGAATAGTTCTATTGTCTTGACTATATGCTGGGAATGATTCAGTTGGTGTTGTTAAAGACGATTGATTTAACATTGTTATTTTTGATTGAGTAACTTTCTCGCACTCATTCATACCACTTCTTAAACTAAATATATTATATGGAGTGTTAGAGGCTGGGAAAATACCAGATGATAATTGAATAGCATTTATAGGGTTAACGTAATTTACACTTATGTCTGTTACATAAGCTGTTTGTCCTGTTGTTAGGTTTATAACCAAATCACCAGGCTGAACACCTAATCTATAAAAATCTTTTGTAGTGTCTGTTAAAATATTTCCTACAGCTAGAGAGGAAGTATTAGTACTTTGCTTAACTAAATACTTAGTTAGTAATAATATTTTATTTAATAAATAATAATCTGATCCAGTTGTATTTAATGTTGGAACACTAAACGTAGATGTATATACATTTGGAGGAGATAAAGTATAACTTGATAATTGAACAGGTTGTAGTATTTGTTGTTCAGAAAAAATATTAATTACTTCCTCTAAATTCTTAACTATATCTGCATAGTCGCTACCAGATATTCTTGCATTTTGTTTTACTATTTGAGAATTATATTGATAAAAATAATCTTCAAAAATATCTAATTGCGCTTGTTTTGCATACAAGTTAAAATCATTAGGAGTTATATACCCAAAGTTATTCTTATTAGCAATAGAAAGCACAGTAGCTCTGACTGTATTTATAAGTGATGCCATTCGTTGTTTTTCTTTCTACAAAGATAAGAAAAAAAAAGAGGCCTCTTTTTTTGAGGCCTCTATTGTTAATCTAGTTTTGATTCTAGTATTCTTAAGACTTCTATGCCTTCATCACTCTGTAAAAATGATGCTAATATAAATAGAGGATCTTCTCCATAAGGAACAGTCATAAGCTTCTTTTTATTACCTTTTAAGTTGTAATAAACATCTTTGTTGTTTTTTAACATTAATAATCCTTCGCCAAAAAACTTAGCACATTTATTTTGAAGAGACAATAAAGGATCGTTTAAAGATTCCATAAAATCTTCAGGGTATCTTTTAGCGAACATTCTAACATCTCTTTTTAATTCTGCGGAAGACATTTTATTTATATTCAAACCTATAACTACTCTAGCTATAGTTTCCAACATTTCAATATCAAGTTCTTTTGCTAATAACTGTGATTCTAAAGCTAAATCCAAATCATCAACTTCAATTGAAGCATCTTTTTCTTTATCAACTTCAACAAACTCTGTTCCATTAGCAGGGTGATAGTTTAAAAATTCTTGCAGGATCTGGTTTTGTTTATTTACTGTTAAAAATCCATCTTCAAAAACAATAGGTTCTAATATTACATTTCCGTCTTGCTCATCTTCAAAAACACTTTTTTGATTTCTAGCATAACGTAATGCTCTATTTTGACCTGTTTCATCATCAAAATATAATAAGGATCTTCTTTTAGTATTCCTTGAAGGAATTGTATAGCTCAATGGAGCTTTATCTCTGGTAAGTTTATAGCTTTTATCAACAAAAGCTTTTTTGTTTTTTTTCATTTGATTTAAATTTAATTTTAATAAAAGTAATAATTACCCTCGTAATTTCAACGAGGGCAACTACTACATAATTATACTCTTATCTTATTTAAAGATAAAGAAGTTGTTTGCACCTAAAGTACATAAAGCTCTTTCAGATAAGAAGTTTACTTCCATAGCATCTAAGCTAGAAGTAGCTGCTCCACCTGCTGAACCTGTAATCCAAGTCTTATAACGTCTATCTTCTGTTTCAGAAGCTCTATAACGAACGTGTAAGAATGGTCTCTTAGCATTTTTGCCAAGTACTTGATCATATACTGTAGTTGAACCTGCAGGAACTAAAATTCCATTTATAGCTCCACCAACAATATCACCTCTCATAGTAGGATCATTAAGGTATTTCCAGTCAGACTTGTAAAAGTCATAACCTCTACGGAATCCTGTGAATCCTAAATTAAGAGCCATATCCTTGTCATTGTCAAATAAACCATAAGACGTACCATCAGCGGCTAATTGAGCAGAACCATTAAGTCCAGCTAACATGTCATCAATATCAAATCCAAATTGTCTGTTTAAGAAAATTACATTTTCTTCAATTGATCCTTGCTTGTCTAGTCTTTGAATGATTGCATCAAAGTCTGCAAGAGTTGTTGGGTTTCCAGCACTCCATACATTTCCTCTGTCTTCAACAACATAGAAAAGTCCTTCTGAACCTTTGTTACCAACACCACTAGCTACTCCTTCAACAACTGCTGCTGCTCCAGATCCTGCTGCTGCAGGTACTGCTTCAACCATTGCTGTTTCTAAGTAGTCTTCAAAACGAAGTCTAGTTTCATGTTCTGATTTTAAGTACCACAAGAAACCTGTTGCACCATTTTCAGTCGTTACTTCAATCCATCCAATTTGAGCCATGTCAGAACCAGATACTGCGTAACGGTCTTTAATGATAATTGGAGAGTTTTCAAATATGAAATCATCAGCTTCAAGTTGACCTTGCATACCGATAGAACCTTTTTGAAATTCTGAACCATAAATAAATAACGAACATGTAACTGCTCCTGCTCCACCAGCCATTGCTTGACCTCCTGCTTCATAAAAAGCTACATCTATTGTCCCTGGCGCTGCTGTAGGCACTGCTGTTACAATAGCTTTGTTACTTAATACTGAACCTGCTGTGTTATCAGATAACATAATTGTTTGTCCAACACGAATTGCAATTTGTCCAGTACCAGGTACTAAAGCATCTGCAATTGTAAGTGTTGCTGTATTTGAACCTGCTGCCTGTGCTGATGTTACACTAACATATTTAGTGTGTAATCTTCCTTGTTCTGCCCATTTAATAAGGTCAGAATTAGAAGGCATTTCAGCGCCTACCATTCTTAAGAATGATGCTACTGTACGATTACCATATCTTTCAAATTCTTTTTCATATGTATCTGGAAGATACTGATTTAAGAAATCAAAATTGGTAATGTAGTTTGTCTGTAATAAAACCTGTTCCGAACTTGGTTGTAAGTCAAACCCAGGTACTGCATCTACTGCCATAATAATAATTTTTTAATTTTTAACTTATTTTCTTTTACTTCTAATTTTCAATCCTTTTCCACTTGTATCAGAAACTTGTCTTGCTTTAAATCCTGTGTCGCCTATTGCTTGAGGTGTTTGCCTTACATTCATGTTGATGTTTTTACTTTTCTTCGAAACATCTCCAATAGCATCTGCCTTGCCTTGCTCGTAAAAATACTGAGCAAATTTTTCAGGATTCATAGCTGCACTAAGTGCTCTATGCCATCCTTTAGCGTCTTTGATTAAACCATCATCACCTACATAATCTTTAACAAAATTATTAAGGTCTTTTTGTTTAGACTTCATTTCTAAAGAATCACCATATGCGTACGATATTTTTTTATCTCCTACATTGAACTCAAAACCTTTGAACTCGGAATCAAAAACTTTATCAGTTTGCTTCAAAAAGTAATCATTCTTTCTCTGGTTAACTTCTTGGGCGGTCTTAGATTGATTGATTAATTTCTTATAACTTTCCAACTCATTTAAAGTTTCTTTAGGAATAGAGCTCCCACTTGACTCAAGAGGAACTTTGTAATTTTCCTTTAGCTCATTTAAATAGTTTTTAGCTTTAGAAATTTCTCGTTTTTTTGCAATACTCTTTTTCTTAATATCATTTTTATCATCAAGATCTTCATCATATCCGAACTTATCGTCCATCAAATATTGAATATCCTCATTATCTAAATCAGATTCAGTTAAAGAATAGTACTCTTTTAATAGTTGTTCATCTGAAATGTTATCATAGTTTTTATTTACTTTAACAAAATCATCAAAACCTCTACCTGTTTTCTTTTTAAACTCTAAATACTTAGACACTTCCTCAGGTAAATCTTGTTTGTTTTCTTTTTCTGCAAACAAATCATCGACTGAATCTATGTCTTTATTATATCTATTTTTAATATATGAAAGAACGTCTTCGTCTTTTAAAGTTGGACGTTCAACTTCCGACTTTTCATCGGCACTTAGTTCTGCAGTTTGCTCTTCAACAACCTCCGCAGATGTTTGATTATCTCCAGATAATTCTTCATCATGTTTTTTAAGTAGTTTTTCTTCTACTTCCTGCACAGACTTCTCTGCAATTGGATTTACTTCTTTTACTTTAAATTCCATTTGATTTTATTTTTACAAAGTTACTATTATATTTAATTAATTTTTTAAGGCTTATCTTGGCTCAAACTCAGCTAAATCAAAACCATCTAAACTATCTTCATTTGATTCAAAAGTAACAGGTGGTAAATTGTTTTTACGTTGTTCTATTAATTTTGACTGTTCAGTATTAGCTTGTGATATTCTACCAGCTTTAGCTTTTTCTCTTTTTTCTTCTCTTGTTTTTAACCCTTCTTGTTGAACACCTTGAAGTTGCATTTGTAAGTTAAACTCTAACTTCATAAGTTCAGATTTAATCGCTGCCTCACCTTTCATTCTTTCAATAGAATATTGAGCTTTCCCTTGTTCAATTTGCATAGATGCTTGAGTTTCCATTTGAAGCTTTTGCATAGCCATTTGAGCTGCCATTTGTTGAGACTGTTGATTAATTTGTGCTTGTTGTTGAGCTGCAGCTTGTTTGTTTTGTTGTTCCTGATCTTGCTTTGCTTTTCTTCTAACTTTAAGCATTTGATTAGCTAACTTAATATTTCTAATTTCTCTAATATCAATTGCATCTTCTAAATTAATATCGTTTTTAGATAATGCCATTTGAATATTTTGCTCCAATAATTTTTCTTGTTCCTCATCTGGAGTAACTTCAATAAATATTCCAAAATCACTTAAATATAATTGAGATATCTCTTCCAAAATACCTACATTAAATTTACCTACTTGATTTACAAACTCTTCTCTAAAATCTGCATATTCTATTAAATCAGCAATTCTAGTTGATAAAGCCGTACACAATCTTTCAGTTACACCTATGCCTGCGTTTAAAACATGTCTAGTAGCAGTATTACTGCTTAAAGCTGCTAATTTTTGCAACCCAACTAAAGCATATGTGTCAGGTGTTGCTCCATCTCTTGCTTCGTTTAAGCCTGTTACATCTCTTAACATTTGCATGTAATGATTGTAAGTGCCAACTAAACTTTGTATTTTTCCTTGTCCTGAACTGCTATTTAATTGTTGAATAGGAACTTTTGCTTGATTATAATCTCCGTCTTGTGTATAACTCCTACCAATAACACTACCTGTTTGAAAAAACATTCGCAGTGCGTCTTCAGGATTATATGCTTGCCCTGTTCCTAAATCTACTTCATTTAATCCATCAGCATCAATAAAAACACCATCAGGAACAAGTCTTGATATTATTTGTTGTAATTTTAAATGAGTAATTTGTATTAAATCTGCAAATGTAATCATTCTTCTCACTAATGACTCTAATACACCTTTATACATTCTTGGAGCTGCTGCTATAAATTCTGGGTAAACTTCTTGAGATGCAGAAGCTGGTCGTGCCATGTTTTCTGCCATTTCCCATTTAAGTAAAATATTAGTTCCCATAACCATTACTCCCTCATACCAAACATCTATAGTTTTACTTATTTTTTCATAGTTACCTTCTTCCTGCATTTCCATACTAGGATCGAATGTGTCATCTTTTTCTATTACTTTTTCACCACCAACTGCATTAATTTTTTTCTTATAAGTAAAAGTGTTTGTGGTTTTGTAATTAAAAAATAAAACTGTAGCACTATCTCTACTAAATAAACTGTTATTGTAATATTGAGCAGTATTATTATAGTCGTACCAACTTTGACTGTATTTAGATATTTCATCCATATCTGATCTTGTCAAACTAGTATCTATTTTTTTTAATTCAATAATTGGCAAAGTTTTAATTTCACCCCAATAAAAACAATCTTTAAAAAACGGATCTTCTGTATAACTATAAACAACATTTGCAGGATCTACATATTCTATTGCAATTCCAGAACCAGGTTTAAAAGAATGTTTACACATAGATATACCTAGAACCGTTTGATCATAATACATTTGTTTTTGTATTTCGTTATATCTATTTTCAGACAAAACAGTATTAATTGCTTCTTCTTCAGCAATTTCTATAGCTGGTTTGTATTTAATCTGCATATGTAAAGCAAGTTCCTCGTTGTTTTCAGGAACTTCTTCTTCACTCATTCTAAAAGTATTTACACCAAAATCGCGTTGAACCTGTTTCATGATAGGTTTTGCTAACATATCTTTTTCAAGTTCTTCTTGATATTTACTTCTTTTGTCTAAAGACATTCCGTCTTGCGCATAAGCTTTTACCTTAAACAATCTGTCGGCCATTCCGTTTACTACGATGTCTACAAATTTGGGCACAATCGGAACAGGAGTCCAATCTAAATTTAAATAACTTAGATCTCCATCTATTGAAAATTCGTTTTTATATTTTTGAATTGACTGCTCACCTCTCGCATATAAACGAAGTCTGTGAAAATCAGCCCATTGATTGTAAAATCGACTTTGACCTCCATCTTTTCTAAACCATTCGTATTGTATGGCTTGACCTATTTGCAATCCAAATTCAAATTTCTTTTTTACTGAATCCGATACAAACTGGCTTGGGAACCCTTGAGGGTTTATTGAGATTTTAACGTCCTCCATTTATCTTATAATTTGGCTATAACTTCCCTTGTTGTCATATCTTGCAAAGTTAAGTTTTATTTTTGATTTATTTTTAATGGGCTGGTAAAGTGATTTCTGATTAGCCATTACTGCTAAACCAGAACTTATTGATGCATCAAACTTAGTTCTGTTGTTAATATTAAACCTAGCCCAGTCTTCTAAAGTTCTAGTAAAATACATTGAACCCATCGTATCTGAATCTCTAAAATCTCCTAAAAAATCTAATCCAACATGTTTTTCTATATAAGATTCTATTGCAGCTGCATGTGCTTGTTTTATATCTTCACTTGAATTAGGAATACCTCCTAACTCTTTTTCTGAACCAGATAATTTGTTGTATACACGATCAGGTCTGTTCATAGAGTAACCCCTATATCCTCTATTTTTAAAATGATATAATAATCTAGGCTTATTGTTTTCTATAAGTATGGGCATACCATAAAACACACAAGCCATTAAAACATCTTCAAAAAATATTTCAGCAGTTTGTGGTCTAGCTATGTATTCTAAAAAAAATTCATTAGTAGGGCCTTCATCCATATGAAACTTGGTCATGCCATGTAATGCTCCATTAGATCCTCCTCCACCAACCACTCCAGATATATCATAACTATCACAACCAAAAGCTCCCATATGTTCATTACCTGGATAACTTTTACCTTGTTTAAGAGTTTTTTTATTTTGTAAATGTTTATTGGGAGTCCAAGTTACATAAAACCTTCCTCTATCATTTGGGGAAAATATAACTTCTGAATCTTTAACTCCATTTTTCCAAGAAAATGAACCTTTTGTAATAAACTGATCTTTAATTAAAGATTCATTATAATCTATTTGTTGATATATTTTTTGAAGATTAAATAATGATTGCTTGCTTTCATCTCTAAACGCATGTGATTCTGATCTTGGAAATTGTCTGTAAAATTCATTTAAAGCATCTGCATCGTTTTTTAAAGACTCAACTTCATTTTCCCAGTAATCAATAGCACCTTGATTTATAATGTCTTTATATACATCAATAGTTTTTTCTTTTGGTGAATAAAAAACAGGCATACCATATACGTCTATAAATCCTTCCATATTCCATTCCATCGGAATAAATAAAAAATACAATCCACTTTTTGTTTGTCCATTTGCATTTCTATTGTTTATATCTGAATCGTAAAATAATTTTTTAAATGAATCACCACCTTTTTCTAAAGAATTAGATGTACTTCCCATCATACACTTGCCAATTACTTTACTACCTAATCTTAAACAAGTTTTAGTTACTCTCCAGTTGTTAAGAATATTATTTGGCCTTTCCCATTTACCTGATTCATCATGAACTAATAATTTTAATTTTTCTCCATCATAACTATTATCTCCTGTGTTTTTCCAATCTATTGTTGTATCTAATCCTTCTACCAAATCTACTTCTTCAGAATACATATTTTTTTTAGTAATCTTAGATGCAGGAACTCTAAAAGCTAATTCTGTTTTTGGTTTATCCATACCATCTTGAACAGGTTTAAAAAAGAAAGGATAATTATTTGAAATTGGAACTACCTTATCTGTAAACATTTTCTTAGCATCTGCACCTGTTTTAGATAATATACCAATCCTAGAATCTTTAGATATTGTAGCTATATTAGCACACTCTTCACTTCCCATATAAGAAAATCCTGAACGCCTAATTTTTAAATAACAAATTCCAAAGCTCCTAGTATCTGCTTTGCATGCCTCCCAATAAATATAAAATAACCTGTTAGCTTCTCTAAAGTTAGGATATCCTATATCAATTTTAGTCCATTGTAAATACATGTAATGAGAACCAGTGATGTAGGTTTTAATTCCATTATTATAAAACCAAAATCCTTCATCTCTTCTGTCAAATTCTTCTTCAATATAATCTACCCATTTATTTTTAAAATCGGAAGGAGTATCTTGCCATTGAAAAATTGATTGAATTTTACTTAATTGTTTTGATAACTCAAATCTTTCCCAGTACTGATTTGATTGTTTTGAATCTCTTTTAAATATTTTTGTTGGAGTTTTAGGAAGCGCAATATTTAATCCATTTATTGATACGATTTTTTCGATTTGACCTGATTTAGATATAACAATAATATCATATTTTTGATCATAACCATAGCTCCACGATTTAGCTTTATTCTTAATACTAATAACGCTTTTAGGAATATAATCTTTTAATTCTTTATATAAATTATGTTGATCTTCTTTCTGCAAATCCTCGTAATGTTTTATCTTTTTTTTCTTCAGTTGATTCTCCTAGCAATTCTTTTTCAGATTCAATTCTTGATAATATTTCAAACGCATCAAATATGGCTAATTTTTTGGTAGCTGCTGCATTTTTTAATCTATCAGCTGCAAGCTCATCATCAGGATCTGGTTTAATAATATCTTCTTTTGCAACTTTTATTAATTGAGAAACAGCTTTATTTCCTGCTTTTATTATTTCTAATTTTAATTCTCTATTTGTCATAATGCTAAAGTTATATTATTTTCAAACATTCTATATAGTTTTTCTCCATCTACTATGAACTCATATTCACTATCTGGTTGAAAAGAAACTTTATCACCATTTTTAATTCCTTGTTTAAGTAGATATTTGTTGGTGTATTTTACTAAACCTACTAATGGCTCTTCTTCTTCGTGAGTTTTTAAATAAGTATTTTCTTTTAAAATAGGTTTTATCATACAATATTTAGAATGTGATTTCCATTTATTATTATGTTTAAACATAAAAAATTGATCTATTTCAATAAAAAACAAATTATCTTTAAAAAAACTTTTACCACTCTTTTCTTTTCCTTTCATATCATTATAATATTTAAAAACATTATGATGTACCAAAAGAATATCACCAGGTAAAATTTCTCCTAAATAATTTATGGGTACAGAAATTACTTCTGCATGTCTGTTTGATGAGGTATGATCTTCTTTAGAAGTGCTTGTTATTAAATTAACATTTCCAATTTTCTTTGTATTATCATACCTTTTATCATTGAGTGGTTTTACAATGAAATAAAAAGGTGACTTCATTCAAAATTTATATTATATTCAATTGATACTGGCATGTTAGAATTAAATTCTTTCCAAAGAAATATTTCTTTTTCGTTATTTTCAATCCATATTTTTATAGAATTGTTTTCTATTTCATTCTTTATTAAATGTATGTAAAATTTTCCATTTAAAATTTCTTGATTTACAATATAATGCATTGCACTAGACTTGTAATCTGCTCCTACTGATATTTTTCTTATTTCCATTTTATTAAATTTTATTTAAAAAGTACTTGCATTAAATATTCTGTATTTTAACTTTATAGATATGCTAACTAAATTAGTTGGGGTTGCGTTTGTACTTATTCTTGATAAAAATGTTGCTTTATTTGTGACAAATGACCTTCCATCATTATTGTACAAAGGTAAATCTCTTGAATAAAATCCATAACTTGGATTTGCAGGGGCAGAACTCATTATAGTATTTATCTGACCAGAAGGTAATCTTGTTATCTCTGCAGTCGCATCACCGTTATGCGCTTGCCTTATTACAAAACTATTAGAAGACATAGTACCTGTTCCACTATATTTTA